GCCGCTGATGGAATTGATCTTTCTAGGTATGCAAATAATCCAATTGTGACGTTTGGCCATCCAGATTTTAACTCTCAAAACCCAGACGATGTAATTGGCACGAGTGAAATCAGAACAGAAGGAACAAATACAATTGCTATTCTAACATTAGAACCAGAGGGCGATAATCCCATAGCGGATAAAGTAGCGAGAAAAATAGCGAATGGAACTTTAAAAATGGCATCGATCAGAGCAGTGCCAACGGAGGCGGAGTATCAGGAGCGGAACGGCGAAGATATTAAGACGTTCACAAAATGGAGGTTGATAGATTGGGGTGTCGTGAGTCACGGGTCTAATCCAGCGGCGTTAGCGCGTAGCGTAAAAGAGGCCGCAGATTCGCTAATAGTAGAAGAAAAAAAAGAAAATTGTTTGAAGCGAAAGGTTCAGGCGATGGAAATTGAATTATTATAATTTTTTTTAATTTAAAAAACAGATCAATGAGAAGTCTGAATGAATTACTAGAAGCCAGAGAGGCACTAGACAAAAAAACTGCTGATCTTTTGCTTATAGTAAAGGGGTCAGAAACAGTTGAGAAGCGTGAACTTACAGAAGTTGAGGAAACGGAATGGCAAACTTTGAAAGACGAGAAAAGATCGTTGGACAAAAAAATTGAATTAGCGAAAGAAATGGAAGCAGAACAAAGAATCTTAGCAAGAAAAACGGCGCCAAAGCATCCTAAGAAAACACCAGAGCAAAAACTTGCTTCTGATATGTCTGTAGTAAGAGGTATCCAGAATCTTATGGCTAACAAGCCACTAGAAGGTGCTGAAGCAGAAGCACACCAAGAGGCTGTTTCTGAGGCACGTTCAATGGGGCTTAATTTCGCTGGGAACTTCCAAATCCCATCGGTGGTAGCAAGAGCGAACACTGCGACTGGAGCGACTGCGTCAGGTGGAGTATCTCCATTGATCAAAGATGACATTTCTAGCTTCGTACCTTTTTTAACGCCAAAGTTATTCCTAGAGGAATTGGGCGCAACGATGATGCGTGGGTTACAAGGGAATTTTAAAATTCCAATTGGAGATACTCAAAGTTCTGCGACTTGGGCAACTGAGACAGCTACGGCTACAGAGACTACTCCAATCTTGAGAGAAGATACTGCAAGTCCTAACAGATTAGCGGCATATAGTAAGTTCTCAAGACAAGCACTACTCCAACCAGTAATGGCTATTGAGAATATGGTAAGAGAGCAACTACTAGGAGCGGAAGCTAGAGCAGTTCAGCAAGCAGCTATCAATGGCGTTGGTACTGGATCAACTCCAGAGGGCATATTAGTGAATTCTGATGTAAACACAGTAACAACTGGAGGAACATTAACAAGAGCGCACCTCATCGAGATGAGAAAGTTAATTGATACGGCTAACGCTGATGGGAATAGCTTATGCTTTTTAACTAACCCAGATGTGAGAGCTTATCTTAACAATCTCTTACTTGATGCTGGAAGTGGGCAATTTGTTTGGCCAGCGTCTGAGACTGATATGCTTATGGGTTACAAAGCTGCAACATCTACTTTGATGCCTAATGATCTTACTGTATCAAATTCTGGGATGATATTTGGTGACTGGTCTAAGTTGTGGATAATGAATTGGGGAGGAAGAAGTATCTCTGTTGATCCTTATAGCTCATTAAAAGAAGCACAAGTTGAAGTAGTACTAGATTCTTACTACGATATCAAAGTAGTGCAGCCTACGGCGTTCTCTATCGCAACGGATATCGCTGCTGGATAGATTTTATAAATAACTAGCAACACCGTAGCACGATCTGCGGTGTTGCTTTTTTAAAAAAAAAGTAATGGTATATAAAGCGTTAAAAGGGTTGTCTTGCGAACCATACAAATTATCAGTTACTGCTGGAATGGAGTTCGATAATAAAAAAGAAAAACTATCTAAAGAGCTTATTGATAGAGCAATTTCAGAGAAGAAAATTATCCCAGTTGAAATAAAAGCTAAAGCAAAATCTAAAGCTAAACCAAAAACTGAGACAATAAGACCTTTAAAAAAGTATTAATAAATGGCGGCTACAAGTATAGACATATTAAATCCAATAGAACCAGTATCATCCGACTTTATCAAGACGCATATGCGAATTGATACGACTAACGAAGATGATAATATAGATCAGTTCATTAAATGGGCTAGAAAGGCTGTGGAGAAGGATGGAAATATAACACTTGTAGAGAAGTCTGTTAAGATGCAGTACGAGTTCCCAGAATCTAAGTATTATTTAAAATTTGATACGCAAGAAACGGCAGTAGTTTCAATGAGTTATACGGATTATGCAGGGCTGATTGTATCGGTTACAGATAGTGTTTTACATAATCACTCGCTACCTAATTATGTTACAGCGGACATTCCAGATACGGCTACAGATATCAAAGTCGAATACTTAGCGACACCAGTAGAAGATAATCCAATTATAGCAGCAGTAGTTGAGAAGTTAGTAATGATGTTTTCATATAATGTAAAAGTAAAGAAGGAGGCTGCCCTTGCTTATAATGAGATCATTAATCAAATGGGTGTAAAATTCTTTAATTAGATGAGACAGACACCAGAGCGAGAGATGGACAAGAGGATTGATATCGTACCAATGATTGAGAGTGTGGTAGATGGTCAGGTTTTGAGATCTAAAGGTACTCCAGTAACTAGATGGGCTAATATGTATCAGCAGCTAGGTAAAGAAATGCTTGAGAATGGTAAGACGACTGGAACGGATCGCATATACTGGACATTGAGAAAAGATGCGACATTATTTAATATTACTGGACTAGTCACATATGATAGTAAAGATTATGAGATAACTTCTGTGAGGCAATTAGATAACTATACAATGCAAATTATCTGCTACGTAAAATTCTAAGAGATGGACTATATTGTAAAATACATAACAGAGCAATTGATAGAAGATGGCGTTCCAGCTACTAAGTATATAGTTCCTCAGAATTATGATCTTGCTGCTGCTGATTACCAAGCGGTAACAGTTAATACAATATCTGATGAGGGTGAAGGAACTAAGGATACAGTAGGCCATGAAGATAAAAGTCATACTATACGAATAGATATATTTACAAAGTCTGCGAGCGATAAAGATGTAGTTTACTATCAAGTAATAGACACAATAGTAGCAATTACAACATATAGTATAAGGTATCAAGGTAAAGTAGATTTATATGATGATACTAACGATATGTATCACCAAGTTATTGAGTATCTAGTAAAAGTGAAATAAATGTCCAGTTTAGATTTTCAAGTTAAAGCTATAAATAATACTTTGTCAAAGCTACCCAAGCAGATGAAAAAGACAAAACGAAAAACAGAATTAGCTGCTGGTAGGGTGATGATAAAAGCGATTAGGGCAAAGACACCTAAGAGGACTGGAGTATTACGTAAAAGTGTTGGAAGAATAACTAAGTTAAAAAGGGCTGTTTATACATATATTGGGATTAGAGCTGGGAAGACCCAGACCAACGATGGATGGTATGCTAGATTTGTAGAATATGGAACGGTAAAGCAACCAGCTAGACCTTTTTTTAAGGCAGCGGCATCATCTGGAGTATCAGCAGCTAAGAGCATACTTGAGAATGGTGTTAAGTTGGGGCTGAATGAATTTAAAATAAGAAATACAAAATAAATGGAACACGTAAAAGTAAAGTTGACAAGAAGCTGGGGTCACAACGATTATTACAAGGCTGGGAACATTGTTTATGTTTCTGCTGATGTGGCCAAGATGATGACAACTGGCAGAGATAATTACGGATACCTAATAGATAACGATGATAATAGAATCCTAGATGATTATTTTGCATCTAGTGAAGAGGAATAATACTTTTTTTAATCAATAAAAATTTAATGAAATGGCTGTACAAGATGGAAGGTCTTTAAGAATTACGATAGGAGGCTCTGCAATATTGCTAGCCACTAGTTGCTCACTTAGTATAACTGGAGATACTCTGGAAACTGCTACAAAAGATTCTACTGGTAAGTGGAAAAATAAGGTATTAAGCGGATTATCTGCGACACTTACACATAGTGGATTGCTAGGTGTACTGAACGCTGATATCGCTGCACATTGGACTAGCTTAGTAGCTGGAACTGAGTTCTCATGGGAGTTCACAGATGGTGTAGCTACTCATAATAAATGGGCTGGCACTGGTTTCTTTTCTGGAATGAGTGTAGAAGCACCAGATTTGCAGAATGTAACATTAGAACTTCCTATTGAAGTAACTGGAGAGGTAACTTTGACAGCGGAGGCATAGAATAAAGGTCTGCATATTATATTGATGTGCAGACCTATTTTTAATATTAAAAATTACATAATGGATACAGTAATTATTAATGGTGTTGTTAGGCCATTCAAGAAAACTAACAGAGCGTTAAGACGCTTAGAGAATAAAGGTATAGATTTAAGTGGATCAAAGAACCAAGTCAACTTAATGATCCATTTAGCTTATGAGATGGTGAAGGAAGGCCATCTAATTAGTAAAGATTTAGACAAGGGTAAATGGACGATGACCGTAGAGCAATTTGAAGCATACGATGCAGAAGAAGATTTTATAGTAGAAATTACAGAGAAAGGATTGGCAGAAGAAAAAAAGCCAACTACCTCTTATCTGGTGAATGGCGAAACTGTAGTCTCGCAGAATTTAACGGACGAGAGGGTGGTAGAAACGATACCACAAGCACCACACCAAGCGACGTAGATAGGTTATTAATATCTGCTATCTCTTCTGGAATATCAGTATCAGATTATGAGACTATGGATATTTTGGAAATAGCTTATACAATAGTTGGCAATAAAGAGCGTATGTATAACGAGTTGTATTATCAGCGTTATATGGCATGGGTACAGATGAAACCACATATAAAAGAGAATACGCTAAGGACGCCGCAAGAATTATTTGAGTTACCTACTGACAAAAAATCTACGGTAACTACTAGAGATGATCTAGAAAAAATAGAAGAAATGTGGAGAGATGCAGACGCTAAGAAATGGAAGAAGATTGCAAAAGTTTTATAAATAAATTAATACAATGGCTGGTAAGATTGGAGATTTAAAAATAGGATTAGGACTCAATCTAACTGGTCTAGTTAAGGATTTAAAGCGTTCTGAGTTTTTATTAAAGAGACAAGCGGCAAAATTTAAAGCACTCGGTTCTTCCATGACGAGTGCTTTTACTTTGCCATTCGCAGCTATTGGTGGTGCTAGTGTAAAGTTAGTAGTAGATTTAGAGACTGCATTCGGCAAAATCCAGAACCTAGTAGGAGCATCAACGGAGGAACTAAAACAATATAAACAAGGGGTAAAAGAGATTAGCTCACAAACTGCGGTATCTCAACTTGAGTTAGTAGGAGCGTTAGAATTTATTACATCGGCTGGTATAAAAGGTTCAGAAGCGTTAGATACTTTACGTCAGTCTGCAAAAGCTGGAGCTGCTGGACTGGGTGACATATTAGAAATAGCGGATATCACTACATCTGCGATGAATGCTTATTCTAAAGAAGGATTAACAGCGGCAAGGGCAACAGACATACTTTTTGCTACAGCAACAGAAGCTAAAAGACCAGCAGCAGAACTAGCTCCAGCATTAGGAAAGATATTAGGGCTAGCGTCTAGTATGGGTGTTAGTTTTGAAGAAGTCGGAGCGTCTGTGGCTACTTTCTCAAAGCAAGGTGTTAACGCTAAAGAAGCGGTTACTGGTCTACAAGGAATATTAAGTACATTCCTCAAAGTTACTCCAGAAGTAGAAAAGGAATTAGTTAGGTTAGGTACATCTGGTGATGAGGTGAGAAAAATGATAGATGATGATGGGCTAGTAAAAGCTCTAGGATTCTTAATAGACAAGTCAGATGGTAACATTGAAACAATAGGTAAATTAATACCTAATGTAAGGGCATTAACAGCTGTTTTAGGTACAGCTGGAACACAAGGAGAAGTTTATGCTCAAGTACAAGAAAATATAAATAAAGAGTTAGCCTTAACTGATAACGCTTTTGATAATGTATCCAAAGGTAGTGGCTTTAGATTCAAAGCGGTGTTAAACCAACTTACCAATGCTGGTATAGAAATTGGGTCAAAGCTGCTACCATTTGCATTAAAAGCGGCTAACGCTATATCTAATATTATATCTAAGTTTCAAGGGTTAAGTAATGCACAGAAAGATAATATACTAAAGTGGGCTGGTATTATAGCTGCTGCTGGCCCAGCGTTAATAGTGTTCGGTAAATTGATTGGAGCATTCGGATCATTAAAAGGTGCTATCGGTTTAGTTATTCCAAGAGTTATAGCGATGTGGGGTGCAATATTCTCACCGATAGGATTAGCGGTAGGTGCATTCGCATTATTAGCGGTCGGAATAATTAACAACTGGGATAAAGTCAGAGGGGCTATTACTAGTGTTATTAATACAGTTATAGGTCTATATAATGAGAGTATACTATTCAGAGGTGTAGTCAATGGTGTTGTCTTGATGTTTGAAAATATGTGGACGATACTAAAAGGAATATTCAGTATCGTCGGTAATATAGGCAGTGTATTAAAAAAAGTATTAACTGGAGATTTTGATGATCTAGGAGATTTAATATCTGGTGCTTTTGAAGATATAAAAGAAAACGGCAAAGCAATAGGCGAAGGGATAGGAGATAATATAGCAAAGGGTATAGAAAATACATTAGACCCAAAAGAGTTACTAAAAGTAACTGAGGATGACGTACAAGCATTTGTACAGCCATTAGTAGATGGTGTAAAATCTATCCAAGATAAAGCAAGTAATTTACTAGGTTCTTTTACTGGAGGTGGTGCTGGAGGTGGAACTAGCGCAGATACTACTAAGACTGAAATAGTAAAAGGTAGAGAATTAATAAAAGCACCAGCTGCTATAGGTGGCGGTGTAAGTGAATTAGATGCTGGTGAGAATGCACTAGATGCAGCAAAAAATTTAACACAAGCCAAAGAAGCGGTAATAGAATTAGAAGAATCTATAAAGGGTGGCTTGGTAGAGTCCACTATATTATTGGGCGAATCATTCGGCTCTATTTTATCTGGTTCTGAAAGTTTCACAGATGGGATAAAGAATCTAGGAAAGGGACTGCTTGGCGTATTAAGTGATGTATTGCAGAAGGTAGGTAAGCAAATTATACAAGCTGGTGTAGCTATGTTAGCGTTAAAGAAAGCGTTGAACTTTGGAAGTCCACTCGCTGCGATTGCCGCTGGTGTAGGTTTGGTTGCCATAGCAAAAATAGCACAAGCAAAAATATCTGCATCTGTCCCAAAATTAGCATCTGGTGGTGTACTTACAGGAGAGACATTATTCATCGGTGGTGAGTATTCTGGTGCAAGTACCAATCCAGAGATAGTAACTCCACAGAATATAATGGCTGAAACATTCAGAAAAGTATTAGGCCAGAGTGGTGGTGGTGGTGGTGTCGGAGT